CCACGGTTTGATATTGGTTTGCGAATACCCCGCCTTTCATCATTGTTTGAAAGGCACCAGGACTAAGATCGTTCTGGAATCCGCTGGTGCCGCCGCCACCCTCCGGCCCGCCAGGCTGGATGTAGGCGTTGAGCTTGGTCATCTCGTATTCGAGACTTGCAAACTCTCTGGTCAGCTCGCGGTTGGCACGTTTCTTTTCGTCAAGATCGGCGCGGCGCTCGGGGTCGGTCTTGACCGTGTCGTCGCCGCTCATTGGCGAAGCTCTGCCACCGCCCAGGTTAATGTTGCCCCTCAAAAGTTGATAAAGCATATCGAGCAGTTGGCCGACATAGCCCTGTTTTTTGGTTTCCTCCTCAATCTCGGGAAAGTCTTTGCCTTGTTGCTCCCTTTGCTTTTGCAGCGCGTCGCGAATTTGATCCTTGTTGAGCAGCAGCGCCGTCAGCAGACCAGGCACCGCCAGCGCCGTCAGTAGTGTCGTAATGCCAGGGATGACGGCGATGGTCTGCAGACTTGCTGCCACACCGCGCAGGATCGGCGCCAGCAAGCGCAGGCCGATCAACGAGGCGATGACCGCAGGCCAGCTCAAGCCCATCGCCTGGATGACCTTGTCGGCCTCGGTAAAACCGACTTTCAGATAGCCGACCGTTTCCTTCAATCCTTGTGCGGCACGCTCCAGGCCGCCGGTTTTGAGCCAGTCATCAACCGCCCTGGCCAGCAGCCAACCCCAGAACTCCAGCTGCATCGCAAAGTTCTGACCGGACGGCGATTGCAGAAACTGGTCGAGCGATTCCGTAATCTTGGCAAAGGTCGGAATGAACGCCGCGCCCAGCGTGGTCTTGATGTTGTCCCAGGAAATCCCCCAGGCCGCATTGGCCTTGGCTAGATCCAGCGCCTGCTGCCGCGGCAGCTCCAATCGTTTCGGCAGCTGCCCCAGCACCTCCAGATAATCGCGCGCTGCCTGGCGGCCAAAGCCAGGACCAAAGCCCATGACCTGGCCAAACTTGGCGGCGTCCTGCTGGCTCATGCCCGCCATGCGGCGGATGGCCAACTCGACGCCGCCCTGCAGCCCGCGCGGCCCGGCCATCTCCCGCGCCATCTCGGCAGCAATGCGTCGACCGCTGGCGCCACCGGTGGTTTCCAGCGTCTTGAATAGGCTTGAATCCCTCCCTTCGATCTGCAGCTCGCGCAGCGCCTTGCTGGCGCCCTGGATGGCGGAAGCGCCTTCCTCCTGGGTTTTTCCGATGGCCATGAAGGCATCGGAAAATTCGTTGAGCACCGAGGTCTGCGTGCCCAGCGAGTCGGCGATGTAGCGCAGCTGCACGCTGCGGTTCGCCATGTCGCTGAGAGCTTTGCCAGTCGCAACAATGCCGGCGACAATGCCGCCGCCGATGATGCCGCCAAACGTCAGGCTCGCCAGCGTTGACAACTCGCGGCGAACAACCTGGATGGTGCGGCCGAAATGCTGGGCGTGCTGGCTGGCCTGCTGAAACCTGGCGCCGTCGACCGCGGAATTGAGCTGCTTGAGCTGCGCAATGATTGGCCCGAGCTGCCGCGTCAGCTCATCACGCAGAACAAGTTTTATCTCGATAGTTTGGTCGGCCATTACTGGTCAGAGCCCGATTCCGCTTCCTGCGCATCACGTATTTTTCCAACCAGCTGCGCGGTCCAATGCTTGTGCCGCCCGAGCTGGCTGATGTTCTGCTCAAGAAAAATGCGAGGATCGATGTGATAGAAATGCGCCAGCTCGTAACAGGTCAGGACGATGGTGTCGGGTGCAATTAGCCCACCGTCCTGGGCATAAAAAACCTGACCAGCTTCCAGGCGATGGCATTCCAATCGCCAGCCGTCAGCTGACGCACGCTCGACGGCGGGATCTGGCAGAGCTGCGAGATCATCGCCGACATCTTTTTCTCGTTGAACGTCAGCGACGGTTTCTCGCCGAAGAAATCCACGATGATCGGATTGCCGGCGCGCTCGATGTCAGCGCCGGTCGGCTCGCGCCATTTCAGATACCGCAGCTCCTCGCCGTGGGCCTGCACCGGTTTTGACAAGCTGTGCTCGAAATTCGATTCCTCATCGAGCTGCCCCGGATCCTGCGGCATGCTGTCGAAATCGACCTCGCCAGGTCCTGCTGGCTGGTCCTCTTGCGCGCCGGTCGCGGGCTTGTCGTTCATGCGCGTTCTTTCATCCATACGGTGCTCCTCATTTGATATGTCTCCAGACCTCACGCCTTTGCAGCCGAGACACCCACGCCTGGCTGCATCCGAATTCCAGCGCGATTTGTTTTTGGGTTTTGTTCGAGCGAAGGATCTGTCTGACCTCATCCTCGGTCAGTTTGGAATTGCCATTGCGTCGACCGTTGGCAACGGTGCCGTGATTTTGCTTGTCGGCCTCGTTCTCGGAATGCGTGCCCCATCGCAGATTGGTCAGCTCATTGTTGTCGCGATTGCCGTCGTTGTGGCAGCATCGCTTACCCCTTGGGCGCGGACCAATGAATGCCGTCAGCACCAGTTCATGGACGCGCCGTCTTTCGACGATGCCTCGGGCAGATAGCTGAACACTCCAATATCTGGCCCAAAGAGTCGGCTTGAGTATTTTCTCTGGAACAACTCGATAGCCGCCACCGCCTCGCTTGCAGTCTCTTTGCAGAGACTTAACCCGGCCGAAATTGGATACGGCGTAGGAACCTCGATAACCAACGACAGGCTTCCAGATTTCCTCTGGCATGGCGCCCTCCTGAACTAAGGGATTGACACCATACGGCAGAGTAATATTGTAGCCAACACCTTGTTTCTAGGTGTTTATTTCCTCACAAGTAGTTCCTTCGAAGCGAACCCGAAATTGGCCTTCTCTGGTATTATTCTCCAGGGCCGATTTGCAACCGGCCTCTTTCAGAACGTAGACTTTGCCGTTGGCCAGCTCGGCGGTGACGGTCACCTCCACCATTGCCTCCAGGCTTTCCATCGACACGTCTGGCGTTGAGCTGACGTCACCCTCGATCCACGGCACGCGCGGCAGCTCCTGGTAGCCATGGACGTAGTCCTGGCCCGCCAAAAATGTGCGCTCGACCGCAGATGGCGAGACGGTGAAGTTCTTTACGTTCGCAACGGTTCGCTAATCCGTCACCGCCCTGTGGGGCAGCTGCACATTCGACTATGCAGAACAGACTATCTCATCGCCCACATGGGGCGCCGGGGGCTTCGGACCGCTTGGTCCTACGGGCTTGCGCCCTAGTCGTTACACCTTCTGCATTACTGCAGCTTGGCTCGGTGTTGGCGTATCCCGCTGTTCACCGAATTCACCCGGTTTGCAATGTCGGTCACCCGACAAGGGGGCCAACATCAACCCCGCAGAGGAAGCATATTCCCATCCACCTTCAAAAATGCCGTGCCTGCTATGCGCTGGGCCATAGTGGGCTATCCTTCTTTTTAAGGGAAAGGCGCGACTCACGTCGGGCCGTTGGTGATGCCTATCTCCAAGAGGAGGTAGGCGGCGCAAGGTCATCAGCGGTCAGCTGATAACCAATTCGGTCGCGTTTGGTGCGCAGGTTAGCTGGCCACCAGAGCGGCTGTAGATTTGAAAAATGGAAACAGGCCTTCTGCTGTTCTAGATCGGTTAGATCGAATGCGCTGACTGGCTTGATGTGATCGATGTGCCAGAGTGGCCCGTGATTTTCCCACGTCATACCTGGCACGAATTGGCTTTCCAGATGTCGGATCAGAAATGCAACATCGCAGCCGATTAATTCGATTGTCTTTAATTTCTTTTTTACGCCGCGATATGTCAGCGCGGCTTTGATGCGCTGTTTCAGAATAGCCCTGAACCGATACTGTGGATCATTTTGCCATCGACGTTTTCGGGTAATGCGTTCCTTGGCCCGCCTTGCATCATTTCGCCTGGCATTGGTCTGCGCACGATAGTCGTCATTGCGCCGTTCTGCATTGATGTGTTCGGCGTTTTCTCGCTTCCATTGCTTGATGTATTTTTTGCTTTCCTGCTTGAGACACGCGACGCATCGACCGTTGCTGGTCATCCGTTCGCCGCGCACCTCGGGATGTTTCGGACAGAGCTTGTTGCCGAAATAGCGCGTTAGTCCTGCTTTTCTTGCCGCAGCTCGCGGGCCAGGCGCGCTCATTCCCCCTCCAGGTCGGCGTGATGTCTCAAGTATCGCACCGACCTGCTTGATGAGAAAGACCGCGCGCCTTGGAATGACGCGCGGTAAGGCCAGGGAGTCCAGAGATAAACTCCCCAGGAGGAAGCCAGACCGCAGCAGTTCGCAAGTATTCGCAAGTAATCAGCGGATGATTTCGAGGTCCTGACCGCGGTTATACTGTAATCTGAATTGAACGAGCACGGCGTATACACGTAATTGGTTAACGAGATCCGGCGGATACAGTACATTGAGCCTGTTAGGATTATTCGGATCGCGTTCTACTATCAGATGTTCTTTGAATGCTTGCACATCTTCGACCAGCCCATTGAACTCGTCGATGCGGTACTGCGAGATCAGCTCGGCCTTGACCACCTTGGGGGTGACGATCTTCTGGCCAATACCAAACCTGGTCCCATCGTTGGCCAGCTTGTGCCTGGGGAACTTGCTGGTGATGGCCTGGCGCTGGTTGCGGATGAGCCGGGCGAGAGTGGCCATGGTGGTGACCAGCTCGTAGGCATCGTCGCTAAAGCCATAGAGGTTGAGCTGGTAGGTGGTGGTTTCCCGCATGATGCGGGTGACGCCATCGATGCCGGTTTTCTGGGTGGCGATGCCGACCCCGCTCATCGAATTCAGCTCGGGCAGGATAAACCGGTTCTGCGGCGCCGCGGCCTTGATCTGATTGAGGCTCAAGGTCTGCAGCGGTCGCGCCGGGTCGTTGGTCAGCCCGCGGGCGGCCTTGGCGGCATAGGCCGAGGCCCATTCCCAGGTTGGCGAGGGCGCCAGCGGCTCGATGCCCATGACCGAGGTGACGCCGCTGTTGCGGGTTTCGCCCCAGATGATGTGGTCGGAGTAGCTGGCGCGGCGGCAGGCGAACAGATGTCCGTAGAGCTGACGCATCCAGCCCCAGCGGCCGGTGTCCTCAAATCCCCATTCCTGTTCAAAATCGAACAGGGTGTTGGAGTCGGTGTTGGCGAGCGCGACGTATTCGTACTCGTGTTCACCGAGCGCGCTGATGCCGGGATCGTAATCTGGCACGCCCGCGCCGACCACACCATCGGTGCCGGCGCCCAGGTGACCAGGCATGGTCAGGATGACGCCGGGGGGCAGCTCCTCGCCACCGATTTTGCCGTAGTAGTTGAGCTGCAGCGTGATGTCGTTGCCGTTCACGCCCAGCGTCTTGCAGGTGATGGTGACGGTGTCGGTGGCCGCGGTGGCATGCACCGGCAGGGTGGTGTCATCCTCGATGCGCGCCGCAATGATGGCGGCGATGGTGGTGGGCGTGTCTGAGGTGCCGACCACGATGCTGTCGACGTGATGACCGGCGATATACAGATGAATGATGCCGGCCTCGGTGGGTGGTGCATTGACCTTGATAGTCCCGACTGCAGCGACCGAGCCAGGCGCAGGCGGCACTGGCAGGCACCACATCTCATGCGCAAAGTTATTGGCCAGGAACGCACGCACCATGTTCGCCAGCTCTGACCCGCGGCCGTATTCGCGGTCGGCCTGCGCCTGGGTGCCGATCGGCTTGGGCACGTTGGGCACGGCAATGCCGGAGCCAGGCACAACGACGTCATCCGCCCAGGTCACATCGAAATAGGCGTTCTCGCCATCACCGGTGAGCGAGGTGGCCAGCACCGGGTTGGTCGGCAGGGCGCCGCTCGCCAAGCTGCCAGCTTCGTCCACCGTAACCGTGCCAATGGCGCCGGTGGTGACGGTGGCGACCGTGAGCACACTGCCGCCGCCAACCGTGAGCGTGTCGCCGACGATGTAGCCACTGCCCGCCGCACCGACCGAGGGCGTGGCGGCGCTCACCTTTTTGGTCGAGAGCATCATGGTGCCGACCACCAGCGCGGGCTGGCGCACGATGGGAAGCCCCGCTTGTGAAGGATCGATTTCGGCCCAGAACAACGGCATGCGCCACTGCGCAGGAATCTGGTCGTAACTGATAGGCATGGGGAAACCTCCATCTGAGGGGAATGGCGCGACATCACGTCGGGCCGAGCGGCCGTGTCTCCCGCGTGGCGGGCCGTTTGCAGTTCAGGCGCGCGGGCGCCTATTGCGATTCTTCGGTGCTTGGTGCTTTGGCGCCGGATGGCTCGATGGCTGATTGCTGCGGCCCCGGCTCGGCGCGCTCGACGCGCACGTCGCCGTCCTTGATGCGGCGGCGGGTGAATTGGTCGTTCGGCCACTCCGATGAACCTTCGGCCAGGAAGCCCACCTTGGTCAGCGGGTGCCTGAGATACTTGCGCAGGTCTGCGGTCCGCGGCACCACCCGCACCACCTGCCTGGCCTCGTTGAAATCCTTTTCCTGTGGACGCTCTTGGCCGGTGACTGCGTTGCGCTTGAGGATGATATCGACCATGGCTGTACTCCCTTTTGGATTTACGGCGAAACGCCGGTCGCGAGCGTGAATGTCTGCACGCCAGACGCCGCGCTCTGCGTGATCGGCGTGACGCTGATGTGAATGCAGGTCGGCTCGTCACCGACTCCCATGACGGTCCAGGTGAGTCCGCCGAGCGAGAGCCGATCCTGCGGCCGCACTGTTGCCAGCAGCGCCGAATTGTCCTGGCCGCCCTGGCCGGTTTTGGAAATTCGCATGGTGTCCGAGGCCTCGTCGGGATGCGTGATCGCGCCCGCCACTGGCACCGCGGGGAGGGTCGGCTTTTGGTAGTCGTAACTCAGTGCGGTGATGATCGGCACTGGCGGCGTCTGCATCACCCATTCGGTAATGATTGGCACCCGGCCCGGATCTTCCGGCCAGGGATAGATCGTCCGCATGTGAAAGATCTCGAACAGATCGGTGACGATGGGATCGAAATTGATGCGGTAGAGGTAGGTGATCTCGATGGTCAATTCGCCGATGGGCGTGCCGTTCTGCAACGTGCCCTTGAGATTTTCATCGCGCACGATGTCGGAGATGGATTCGATGCGGACCACATCGCCGCTCGCCAGCTCGAACTTGTGCCAGAGCGGATCATGCAGCAGCTTCATGAATGACCAGTAGGCGGTGTCGACGTTCTCGGCGCATTTATCATCATCGTTGTTCTGGATGATGTAGGAGCAGCCGATGTGCAGCCGATTGACAAACCGCGGCTCGGCGACATTGCCATCGCCGTCATCGCTCAAGCTGTCGCGCAGGAAATAGACGCCGAGATAGGGCAGGTGCTCGGCCTGGATGATCTTGGCGGGCGTGGTGGCAAACCTGGCGCAGCCGGTGAACGGCGGGATCATTTTCATCCGCGCCAGCAGACCGTGCCGCAGCAGATACGAATAAGAATTGACATTGATGGTCGCGGTCACGGCTTGGCCACCACGTTTTTCTTGAGCGTGAGCGTAATCATGCCGCCTGCATTACCGTCGCCCGCGGCGTCCGACACGATGAAAGCGCCGCCCGGCGTGCCCTCATGAAACGGAATGTCGATGAGGTCACCCTGCATCGGCGTCACCGCATATTCTTCCAGGCGAATGTCGATGTAGGTGCGCGAGTCGGAAAAGATGGCGCCGTCCTCGGTCAGCACGTCGGTTTCCTTGGTGTCGTAATAGGCGCGGTTGGCGAAGGCTGGCGCGCCTGGCTGGCTCACCAGCGGCGTCACCGTGATCGGCCGCGCAAACACATCCATGACGAACGCATACAGGTTGTCGTTGAAATTGATGGCCATGCCGTCACCGTCGCAGCAGCTCGCCCCAGCGCTTGGTGAAATTCTGCGCTTCCTCGACTGCGATCTGGCGCAGATGGAAGCGCTTGCGGTGGACCATTGAGCGAATGCCGATGTATTGCACCGCACCGACGCCGCTGCCGGTGCCAGCCATGCCGCGCACCTTGACCCTGCTGCCCGCCGTCATCAGCACGTTCTTGCCCTTGGGCCGCACCAGCATGCCGCCCTTCCATTTCTTGATTGGCGTCTTGTTGGTGCCGACGGGAATCCACAGCAGCGGTTTGCCGACCGAGGTGCCGCCGTATTCCCAGACCTTGACGTAGGCGGGCCGCACCGTTTCGCTGATCTTGTAGCCGCCCTCGATTTTCTCGACCGTGTTCCAGTAGCCCCTGGCATATCGGCCGCGCACACCAGCCGAGATATCGGCACGGCTGCGCTCGCGAATAATCTTGGCGGTCTGGGTCACCGCCTCGCGGAAGATTGGCCCCATCTCTTTGACGTTCCAACCGACCTCGACCTCGAATGACATGGTCAGATCCACAGCCGGGTGAATTTGGAGATCAGGTTTTTCACCGCCGCATCGGTGGGCGACATCGAGGCGCCTGAGCTGCCAGTCGAACCACCGGCGAGATCGCGCGGGCTGAAATACATGATGCGGGAATCCTTGTGGCTGATCATCCGCACGCCGGAGCCAACCGTTGATTCCTGTGCCGCGGTCGTGCGAAACGAGCGCACCATCAGCCCGGCCGCTTGCTGCAGCGGCAGCGGCGCCTCCTCCGGCAGCTTGTAGCCGCCGCTGTAGTGGATGAGCACCTCGCCCGCGCAGCCATCGATCAGAATGAGCTTGCCGGTGTTCTGCTCCAGGCGATAACGCGACGAGTCGATCAACACGCCCTCGGGCGTTTCCACCGTTTCGATGTCGTCGAACTTGACCGGGTAACGGGTCAGATAGATTTTGCAGGTGCCGTCCGGACAGCAGACCGGCGCCACGCAATCCCATCGCTCCTCGACCTCCTCGAACGCAAACGTGTCGCGGTTGGCCTGCATCGCCAGCTGCATTGAATTCTGATCGATCAGCATCTGCAGCTGCTCGTCATTGCTGACGTCGCTTGCCGGAATGCCGAGCAGGATCTTGGCGTCCTCCAGGCTGATGAGGCCAACCTCGGTCGCAGGCGTGATGACGTTGACCAGCGGCTCGCTCATTTCGTCAGCTCCGCAACCAGGCGGGCGCGACGGCGGCGCTCCTGCGCCAGCAGCAAAAGCAAACGGCGATGATCGACACCGCGTCGGGAGGAGGTCCTGCGCGGAATCTCGACCACCGCCGCAGGCCGAGCATTCGCGGCCACATCGTTGGCGTTCTGCCGCAGCTCGGCGATATGCGCGGCGCGATTGATGGCGCGTGCGGTCGGGGTCATGACTGCATCTCATCCAGAAACTGCTGAAACAACGCGCGCAGGTTCAGCGAGGGTCCGCGCTTGCCGTCCGAGAGCAGCGGCGTGATGACGTAGCTCTTGTGATCAATGTGCCAGCTGGTCAGCTCCAGGTTGCGGCCATCGGCGCCGCGGTCGCCGCGGGCACCCTTTTCGCCCGGCAGACCTTGCGGACCTTGCTCGCCTGGCTTGCCCTGCTTGCCCTGGCTGACGATGAGCTGCCAGCCCTCGCCGGGGCAGATGCCGGGCTTGTCATGCTTGGCGATGAACGAGCTGCCGTTCAAGCTGACCAGGTCGAGCGCCTGGTAAACGCCATCGGCCTGCCACAGCCCGCGGACCTGCGGCGTCCTGCCGTCCTCGCCGTCGCGGCCCGCGCGCGCCAGGCAGAGAAAATCGGCATGCGGTGGCGCCTGGCCGGTGTCGCGCTGCACCTGCCACAGCGCCCCGAGATGGGTGACCACGTCGCCGACGTAATGCACCACGTCCGGCACCCAGGCCTTGACCACCGGAAGCCGCCCTGGCTCGCCCTGCGGTCCCGGCGGGCCTTCGAATCCGCGCTCGCCCTGCGGTCCTAGCTGCCCTTGTGGCCCTTGCGCACCTGGCTCGCCACGAGGTCCCGGATCACCAGCAGCTCCGGCATCGCCCTTAATGCCGGGTTGTCCATCAGCTCCGGCGCGACCATCAGCGCCTGCAGGTCCCGCGGGTCCTGGCTCGCCAGCCGGTCCGACATCGCCACGGGCTCCGACTGCTCCGACCTCGCCGGCTGGGCCTGCTTCGCCTTGCGGGCCTTGCGCGCCCGCTTCGCCGATTGGTCCTTGCGGTCCTTGCGGACCAGCCTCGCCAGCCAGCCCTTGCGCCCCTTGCGGGCCTTCCTTGCCTTGGAAACCATCTGCTCCTCGCTCTCCCTGCAGGCCGCGCAGGCCTTGCGGTCCCGGCTCCCCCTGCGGTCCGCGCACAGTATCGCCCTCCGGCCCTGCAGGTCCGCGCAGGTTGCCGATTTTCTCCCAGAAGATCAGCGCATCCGGCATGGCATGGAACCTTGAAACATTTCGTTACCAGGAAAGCATCTGACCCATCTTGACCTATGGGGCATCATGCCCTAGATTAGGACCGTAAGAGAAAAGGACCCGAAATGTTCACCTGGCAAAAAGTGGTTTGGACGTTCCTGGAATTCGCGGTGGGCGGCACGTTCGTTCACGCGAACCACGGCGGCCTGACCCACAGCTACTGGCTCGTTCCTGGAACGGAGAATTGAAATGGCAATCCGAATGATGTGTGACGCAACCACCCCCGGTGCGGTCAAAGACGAGTATTGGAGCAAGCAGACCGGCCAGGAGATCTGGATGGTCGAGACTCACCAGGGCCTGGTGTTGGCCACCGGCGAATACAACGGCTACGACGACAGCGACTTTTACGCCGTGGTCTGGAACGAGGCCGCGGGCCACACCGAGCGGGTGACCTACGCCAGCACCCGAGGCTGGACCTACCCCAACGGCGCCGCGGTCGACGCCACCGATGAGGTCAAGGCCAAGTATGCCGCCCGGTGCGCCACGATCACCGCCGAGTTGCGGGCCAGGAACGCCGCCGCGGAAGCCGCCAAGCCTGCCAAGGGCAGGCGGGCCAGGACCGTCCGGAACGTCAAGGGCAAGAACGCCATCGAGGCCGGTGTGACCGGCACGGTGTTCTGGGTCGGCCAGGACAGCTACGGCAAGAGCTACTACGGCGCCGCGCCCAAGATGCGGGTCGGGTTCAAGGCCGACGATGGCCGCAAGGTTTTCGTTGCCGCCAATGCGGTCGAGATGGTTGCAGAAAATAATGCCTAGCCCCTCTTGACCTATACCCCACCATGCCCTATATTGAGCATGAAGGGAAAAGAAAGGAACCCGCCATGAACGATGCTGTCTTGTTTGCTTTCCGGGCCTATGCCGAGGCCATGAATTCCGAGCCCACCAATTGGCAATGGATCGGGCCGCACATGAGTCAGCGAATGTTCGGCATCACCGAAAAGCGGGCCAAGGCCTATGCCGTCACTCACGGCGGTGTCGCCTCTCCCCTCGAACACTGAAAGGAACCGTCATGAACGACGCCGAATGGAAGGCCATGCTTGCGAGAATGAAACCCGCGAAAGAGAAAGCCGGCTTTGATGCCTGGATGAAAAAGGTCGATGCCGCCCTGGTCAAGAAATGCGGCTTGGACAATCGCGACCTCCCCGATTGGAACTACCTCGATGCGTTCGAGGATGGCTACAGCCCATCGAAAGCCGCCAGCGCGGCATTCCAGGCGGCGAAAGAGTTCTAGCGAACACGGCAGGGTCGCGCCCTGCCCCGGTCCCAACAGCGGAGCTGCTGGGCGTGCGAGGGGCCTCTCGCGTCACAGGCCCCACCGAGGAACCTGACCATGAGAAAGTTCAACCAAGACCGAATCCAGAAGGCCGTCACCGGCTTTCGCATCCCCATGATGTCGATCCCCAAGCTCTACAAGAGGCTGGAGCAGGCGGTCGCATCCGATTGGACCGACGAGGAATTAAAGATGCTCGTCAAGCAATTCCCTGGCGTCGAGGAGGCCTGAAACAATTCGTTACCTGACCCACCTTGACCTATGGCCCATGGTGGCCCATATTAGCGGGGTAGGAAGGAACGAAGAAATGACCGCCACCACCCCCGTGTTCGCTGCCGCCTTGGAGGCCGAATTGGTCGGCCTCTACGCCACCACCGCCGCCGTGATGACCGAGGCCATGTTGGCCTACCGGACCGAGCTGGCCAATCTCTACTACGCCGCCACCGGCCGGTGGTTCGCCGCCCGGTTCTACTATTGAGAAAGGACACCTGACCTATGCCCGCCTTCCCCAAAGTCGTTCCCTGCAAGACCTGGGTCGCCTCCAACGGCATCCGGTTCTCCCCGTTCAGCTCCTATGTCCCCGCCGGCTCCAAGCTCGAAACCAAGGGCTACACCGTGGCCTGGCCGGATGGAACCTATGGTACCGGCCGGAAGGCTTTCGAGACGGAAGCCGAGGCCGAGGCCTACCTCGCCAAGGTGCCCGCGGGCTTCAAGGGCATGAACGTCTACTAACCCCGAAAGGACCCTGACCGTGTTGCCCGCCTACATCATCGACCAGCTCAAGCGCCAGCAGGAGGAGAACGACCGCCGGTTCGAGGAAACCCGGATCCCGCTCTACGCCCCGCCACCCCAACCCCGAAAGGAACCTGACCCATGGCCATGATCATGACGAAAGAGGAGGCCGAGGCGCTCGCCAAGTCGCAGCGCGACTACTATCCCAAGCGGATCGGCCGCCGCCAATGGTGCGTCTGGTGCGCCAGCTCCGACCATATCGTCGAATTCGACCAGGCCGACATCGATAAAATAATTCCTAACCCATCTTGACCTATAGCCCGTCATGGGCTATATATTGGTTGTTGAGAGAGAGAAAGGAACCCCGCCGTGTCTGCCTTCTTTGCCGCCTTCGCCGCCTTCTGGGCGGAAATGATGGCCCCGGAATTCTGGGGTGAACCGGAGGCGGCCTGAGTTTTCCTTGGCGGGTGTCCGCGAACGGGACACTGACCCAGAAAGCGCCGATCTGGCCGCCAGGGATTTTCGGAGCGCCTCCCCCGCCCTCGGGAGCAGCGCGAGACTAGGGGCCGGAACCACCAACCCCAATAGGAACCTGACCATGTCCGAGAAAACCTACCTCTCCTGCGCCGAGACGGCCAAGCTCGTTCGAGCTGCGCTCAAAAAGGCCTTCCCCGGCGTCAAGTTTTCCGTGCGCTCCAGCACCTACTCCGGCGGCGCCTCGATCCGGGTCGGCTGGGTCGATGGCCCCTCGACCAAGGCCGTGCAGGCCGTGACCTGCGCTTATGCCGGCGGCGGTTTCGACGGCATGATCGACATGGCCTACAACAAGGACGCCTGGCTCATGCCGGACGGCTCTGCCGCCTTCGCCAGCTCCCCTGGCACCACCGGCTCGATGGGCGTCTACGAACCCTACAGCCACGCCGCCCCTGGCCCCGGCGCCCGCAAGGTCCATTTCGGCGCCGACTCCGTGTTCACTGACCGGGAGCATTCGGTCGAGGCCTACACCGCAGCGGTCAAGACCGTGGCCGAGCGGTGGGGCGTCGACGTTCCGGAGGTCAAGGTCAGCGGCGGCATTCACCCCTATGTGGACTATGTCGCCGTCCCCAACGCTAACGGCTGCGACTTTGGCACCCTGGTCCACCGCGAGCTGTGCGCCGATGACGCGAATGCTCGCTGACCCCATTGGCGGGCGCCCGCGCGGGGCGCTGAAACCCGGCAGCGCGACCGAGGCCGCCAAGCTATTTTCCCTTACCCCACCTTGACTTATGGCCCACCGTGCCCTATATCAGTGTTGTGGAGTAATCCGATTGGAGCTGTTCGATGACCGACGAATTCAAACTGATACCGATGAAAAAGACCGAATATCGCCGGGCCATCGATGCTCTGGGTCTATCCCAGGTCAAGGCCTCCGATTTTTTCGCTGTTTCCCGCAAGACCTCGCCGCGATGGGCGAGGGGTGAGGCACCCATCCCTGGTGCCATCGCCAGGCTGTTGCGCCTGATGGTCCATCGCAAGATCCCATGGGAAGAGGTAGTTGAACTCGACAAGATCAGTCCCGAGGAGGTGGACAATTGATGAGGTTGTTGTTGGCTGGGGTGTTCGTTGCGGCCGCCATGGCGTTGCCTGGCGGTTCCAGCAGCTCCCCGACTCTGTTAGCTTCGGTTCCGGTCTTGGCCAGTTTGGCCTCCAGCCGGAGAACCGTCGTCATGAACTACGGAACCTTTGAGGGTCACCCGGCGGTTTGGGATGATCGAGTTGGTCATGTCTTGTTTGACCGGGACGATGGCTGGAAGAAGATCCCCGTTGCCGAGTTGGATCAATTCGCTGCGGTGATGTCCAAGGCTGCTTTCGACGCCGCCTTTCCCGGCTTGCCTCCCGTCCCCAAGTAGCCCTTGAGGCCGAGCGCCGCTCGCCACTCCGGTGAGTAGCTGCCGAGCACCGCACCGTACAGGTCGGTCATCTGCTTTCCGAGCGCATCATAGGCCGCCTTGTCCTTGACCGGGTCGAGCACGCGCTGCTGCTCATACAGCTTGTGCCCTTCCTTTTTGGCCGCGGACATTTTCTTTTCCAGGATCTGGACCTCGCCGACGATGCCGTTGGGGGCGCGAATCTGCAGCGCCTTGTCGGTGTAGTTGACCTTGGTCAATTTCCAATCCTCGTTCGCCACCTCGAATTCTTTCTTGATCGCGGCGACGATGCCCGCGGCTTGCTCCGGCTTGTCAATCTCGAACCCGCCGCGGAATAGATCGCTCACTTTTTCGATACCACCGCGCTCATCGGCTTTCTGCTGAATCCTGGCCATGTTGGTTTTGGGGCCGGGATTGTTGAATTTCACCCCGAGCTTTTTGGCGATGGCCTCACCGACCGCAGCGAGCTGGTCCTGCCCGACCTTGGCGGCATCCATGGCGGCCTCGGTATCGCCCT